CTACTGAAAAAAATTCAGAAGATGTGGCAGACGAGCCAGAGGAGAAAGAGAGCGTTTCAGAGGTTGAAGCAGATGAAGAGCAACCAGAAGATATGGAAGAACCAGAGGATAAGGGTGAAACCGAAGAGAAACCTGTAAAAAAACCAGAGTCTAAAAAAGAAAAAGCAGCTAAAAAAATTGTTAAAAAGATGGGTGATAAAGGTAAATATGATTCACAGAATCAATTAAAGACGCTTATCGTAATGCAGGTTTTAGGTAACACTAAATCGTTTTTTGAATCACAAAAACAGCTGAATGACAGAGTAGGATTTTTCACAGATAAGACTTTGCCAGACGCTATTATATCTGATAATGATATAGCAAGTTATTTTCTGTTTGCAGGAAGTGATGGTCTAATGGATGAAATGGTAATGCAACAATGGCAGAAGTAGAAGTAGGCGGTATTAAATTTAGAGGTGGCAAAATTTTTGTCATTCTTACAGCGCTGACCACAGCAGGTGGTGCTTTATGGGGTGGTTTTGAATTTTATAAAGATTATCTCACGATGAAAGAACAGATACAAGAATACGTTGCGCCAGACTTATCAAACTTTGATAAAAGAATTGATTTAACAAAAGAAGAGTTAAATAGTAAAACAGATATCATACAAACAGAAGTAAACATGATTATGCAAGAAATGGAAATGATCATGTCTGAAATAAGATTAGTGTCTGATGTTGCAAACGAATTGAAAAATGATTTACGTCAAGACGTAAGACGTATTGAAAAAGTTGTTAATGATGTCGAACAAATGGTCAAGGAAGATTCAAGAGAAACCAGCTCGGAGTTAAGAGATACCACGAGGGGCATTCAGGAAGACATGCGATTATTATCGGATAAGATTCAATCAGCCATGACTGAATTAGAAGAAAAAGTGGACAAGCAAATAAAAAAAGCTTTAGAAAACCCCCTAAATTCAATGAAATAAGACTTTTACGAGTCAACATACTACAGAAAAAGATTTTTGCTCTCACGGTTAAAAAAATAAGGTTTATTTACATTTTACTATTTTGAAGTATTTTTCTTGGTAGTCATTTAAGTTTTCTAGATTTTTTATGTTAGTATCTTCTTCACACAGTTTTTTATATATATTTTTATCATCTAGCCACTCTCTACCTGTCCAAAACTCAAAGCCATCGTATTTAGATTTGTACATACTTGCCTCTTCATACGCATAAGACAAGTAATACTTCTCATAGCCATTGTCTATCGCCCACTTGATCTCGGACAACGTAGCAAACGTGCCAACTCCTAGTTTATAATCTTCATAGTCCCATGCAAATTGACCTGTAAGTATTTGTTTACCAAAGTCAAAGAACTCGGTGAATGCTATAAGTTTATCACCGTGATAATATAAAAATGTTTTCCAATTTATTGGATCATCTCTAAATATAAAGAAATCTTCACTTTCTTCTTCGTTACCCTTTTCGTGATAATTTTTATGTCTTATATACTTTCTATACACCTCTGCTTGTTGTTTTTTTGTTTGTTCATCTACTTTATCAACTAATTTATATGTTACCTTTGATTTTAATTTATACTTTTGTTTTTTACTAAATGTAAACTTGTCTAATATTAACCGTGAAGTTCTTGCATTAATCCATGTTAAATTATTCATCTTAGTATAATACCAAGACAATGGAATCCAACCATTCTCTAACGCATAATCATACTCACTCTCTTCAAACTCTGCTAGAGCTAATGAATATACAATATCGTGATGTGTTAGTTTACCTGTAATGTGGTCAAAGAATATTTTCACTAAGGACGTTCAAACTGAGTCATGTATGAGTCATCAGTTTTAGTGTCTTCTTCTCTAGTGTTCTCCACCGTGTAAAAATTTTGATCTATTTTGTAACCTGGATTTTCTGTTAATCTTTCCTCCATAAATGCATCATCATACCAAACAGTTCTATTGTTAGGATATGCAAAGAAGTTACCATCGTCCATTCTAAACATGTGTGCACATTTATGCTCCGGATCTTCACTAAAGTTTGTATCTAATATACCTGCTTTGTTTTCCCACGCCCAATCTATTGTAAACATGTATGTGCCTTTTCTCTTAACACCTTTGTAATCTACAAGCTCTGCCCTACAGTTTGCTAGTCTATTTCTTCTGTTTACGTCGACGTAAGGAGAGAAACAATCCCAATACATGTGTATATTTAACGGGTGCTTTGGTGCATCTTTCTTCCAACAAAAAGCGTGTATTGGTCTACGTGTCCAATTCACACCGTTAGGTAACAAACACTCAAATAATAAAGCCCTTCTCTCCAAACTATTTACTGTGTGAACGTCTGCAAAAGTAAAGTCGCCGTGACCTTTTTCATGATCGTATAAATATTCGTTTCTAATATAAGCACTAAAGGGTGGTAGATTGTGATTTAAATAAGCCATGCATTACTCCTAGCTTATATCAACCACTTTTTCAAGTCTTCACCTAAAACTTTAGTCGCAAGGTTTATCTTACCTCGTAAGTTCTTAACAATAAATTCGTCAACTGTGCCTTCAGAAATTAGGTCAATATAGGTGACCTTATTTTTTTGACTTATTCTGTGCGCTCTATCTTCTGATTGTAAACGTATCTCTAAATCATAACTATTACTATAATACACAACAGTATGACTAGCAGTAAGAGTGAGACCATACCCTCCGGTTCTAGGGTTGCCAACAAAGAATCGTAAATCGCTATCTCTATCTTGGAAGCGAGAAACAATATCTTGGCGATCGCCGTCAGCAGTATCACCAAAAAAAGTTTCAACACTTTGTTCCCCGAATTTTGACTTGAGAGTATTACCAATTTGAATAATATCATGCCTGTATACCGCCCAAATAATGACCTTTCCATCTATCTCCTCCAATATATTTAATAGTTCATTTAGTCTATTGTTTTTCAAAGACTTTACCTCCCCATCATCTGTAGCCAAATGACCACAAGTTATTTGATGTAATCTTATTAGCTGTGCCAAAGCACTAGCAGCACTAGTTTGCTTGCCTTCTAATTCTGTCAACGCGTGCTTTTTCATCTCTGTGTACGCTTTTAATTGTTCTGGTGTCAACGACACCGTGCGTTTCATGTATACTTTTTCTGGTAAATCCAAGCAATCCTCCTTTAATACACGATATGAAAACTTATTAAGTTTACTATTAAGTTCATCTAATCTAATATAACCTGTAACAAGTTTAAAACTGTGACTACCTACGTTACGATCAACCATCAAAGCGTAACGATTTTTAAATGAATAGTAAGAACTAAAATCTAAATAAAACGGATCGAGAAAATAACATTGCGTATACAAATCTAATGGGCTTTTTGTTACTGGCGATCCTGTTAATATTCTTCTATACTTTGCGTATCTTCTTAACTTTAAAACATTTTTTGTTCTTGATGCTGTTGGTGATTTTATTGTTGTTGATTCATCTATAGCCATCAAAGTTTGATGCGCTAAAAGAAATTTTTGAGCAATCATCATGCCTTTCTTTGTACTGAAGGCTTCTATGTTCATTAAAAATATTACAAGTTCTTCATCGTGTTTAAATAATTTTCTATTTTCTTGTTGTTGTTTTTTTGTAGTAGCAGGAGACCAAGTAACAATATTATGCACAACATGTTCTGGCATGTGTGTTGGTATTTCCTGACGTTCCCAATTTCTGTAAACACCCTTTGGTGCTATTATCAACGCAGCATTAATCTTACCTCTGTCATAAAGCATGGCTATATTATCAACTAATACCTTAGATTTACCCGTACCCATCTCCATAAACAAAGCAAAATTTTCTTTGTTATGACTAGCGCCTAACGCATGTAACTGATGCTCATACGGCTCTGTTTTAAATTTGTAATCCATTCTATAATTCTAATTGTAATTTACACTTGCAAAATAATTTGTCAATGTGTATATGGGATAAAAAAGGAGAAAGAATGGTAAAGGATGTCGTTGACATAAACTTTTTGACCAAACCACTGACAGGTGGAAAAGTTTTTGTAGTGCAAGAAGTTTCTGGTAGAAACATTTTGAGTGCAGAAAAATATGGAGAACTTGAATTACTATTACCTAATAACTCTCAAATAGTTTTAAGCTCCGGACCAACTGTTAGAAGATTAAGTCAAAAGCTTAAAAACTTTAGTGATGATGATTATTTGTTGCTAATGGGTGATCCTTCTGCTATTGGTATAGCATGTGCTATCGCTTCTTCTAATAATAGAGGGCGCTTTAAGTGCTTAAAATGGGATAAGAGAGAATTTAGGTATTATCCTGTAGAAATAAACCTATACGAGAAAGGACAAATAGATGACTAGTTTAGGGTTAATTGATGAAATGGAAAGTGATGTATCATCACCTAACATTGGTGACAACTCTTTAAAAGAGATGTCAGAGTTATGTGCAGAACAAGTACAGCTCGAAAGTGAGTTAGCAGAATTAGAAGAACAACTGAAAGCGAAAGCGAAAGCTATTCGTAAATTATCAGAAGAAATTATACCTGCTAAAATGTCTGAATTAGGATTAGAAAGTGTAACACTATCAGATGGTTCCGCTGTAAAAGTGAAACAGAAAGTGCAAGCTTCTATTCCTGTAAGATATCGTGAAGATGCTTTTAAGTGGCTTCGTGATAATGGGCACGGCGATTTGATTAAGAATCAAGTATCAGCAGTGTTCGGTAAAGGTGAGGATGTCAGAGCTAATGAATTTATTGATAGAGTAAATCAATTAGGTTATGAACCTCAACAGAAGTTATGGGTTGAGCCTATGACTTTAAAAGCTTTTGTTCGTGAGCAGATTGCTGATGGTGTTGAAATACCCATGGACAAATTCGGAGTCTTTGTTGGCGCCGAAACTAAAATAACTAAAAAATAAAAGGAGAAACTATGGCAAACTCAAATGTTGCTAAGAAAGAAAATGCTGTACCAGCATTGAATATATCTTTGATGGAACAAGATGCCTCTAGTGGTTTAGAGAACATCAGCCAAGAAGATTTAGCTACACCAAGATTGAAGGTGTTAATGGCTTTATCACCAGAGGTGCAAGATGAAAGTGTACTCGGTGCTAAACCTGGCTTAATTTATAACACTGTTACAAACGAATTGTATGATGGTGCAAAAGGTATACGAGTTTTACCTTGTGCATATCAAAGACAATATGTTGAATGGGCAGACAGAGGACAAGGGACGGGTGCACCGATCAATGTCTATGAATCTGCAAGTGACATACTTACTAAAACTACTAGAGACGATAATAGAAAAGATCGACTAGAAAATGGTAACTATGTTGAGACTTGTGGTAATCATTTTATTTTACTTGTAAATGACGATGGTGAATCATCACCAGCAGTTATTACAATGAAATCTACTCAACTAAAGAAAAGTAGAAAGTGGAATTCTATGATGTTAAACGTTAAGTTAAAAGGTAAGAGTGGTTTATTTACTCCACCATCTTACAGCCACTTCTACAGATTAAAAGCTGTAAAAGAAAAAAATGACAAAGGTAATTGGCATGGCTGGGAGGTCAGTAGAGAGGAACAAGTTACCGATGCTAATCTTTATCAGATCGCTAAAAGTTTTGCTGAAAGTGTAAACAAAGGTGAGCGTAGCGTTAAGTATGAAGAAGAAGTAAATAAGACTGACGTACCATTTTAATCTTGGGGGCGCATGCGCCCCTTTTTTTATTATAGTTTATGGAAAATAGAGTTAAGAAATTTAAGAAGGTATTCTATGGTCTAGACAGGGCTTATGGTCAGTTTAAAAGTGATGGAGGTATGGAAAATGGAAAAGCCTCTGGTAAAGCTTTTATATTAAAACAACCTGTAACAGATCAATTATGGATAGATCACATAGAGGGAAAAGATCCTAGTCTTGGTATTATACCAATACGCGATGATTCTACGTGTATATGGGGCTGCATAGATGTAGATACGTATCCATTAGACTACGGAGTTATTGTTAGTAAGATAAGAAATTTAAAATTACCGCTTGTCATGTGTAGATCAAAAAGTGGTGGCGCACATATATTTTTATTTACAAAAGAACCTGTGCCCGCTAAACTTATGAGAGAAAAACTTATAGAGTGGTCGGGAGAGTTAGGTTATGCGAATTGTGAAGTATTTCCAAAACAAATTGAAATCAAAGCAGATAGAGGAGATACGGGAAACTTTCTTAACTTACCCTATCATGGTGGTGATGACAGTATGCGGCATGGCTTTACTGATGACGGTGGCGGTGCTACTCTTGACGAGTTCTTTTCTTTATATGATACTTATTGCACGACCGAAAAAGATTTAAGAAAATTTAAAATAGAAAGAAGAAAAGACTTAGCATATTTAGATGATGGTCCACCTTGTCTAGCAACCTTAATGGGACAAGGCATACCAGAGGGCGGTAGAGATAACACACTGTATCAATACGCAGTTTACGCAAAAAAGAAATGGCCAGATGATTGGCAAAATAAAATTGATGAATTTAATCATAAGTACATGGAGAGACCATTAGGATCTCAACAAGTTCAGAAAACAATAAGACAACACGAGAAAAAAGATTATCAATACAAATGTAAAGATCAACCGATGTGTGGTGTATGTTCTTCAATACAATGTAGGACTAGACCGTATGGTATAGGTGATGACATAGATTATAAAGTTAGTGATTTAACAAAGTTTCAAAGTGATAAATCAATATGGTTTTTAAATATTGATGGAGAAAGAATGAGAGTATCGACAGAAGAATTATATAATCAACATAAGTTTAGACTAGCATGCATGGATCAAGTTCATGCCTTACCTAATTTAATGCCACAACAAATGTGGACCAGAAAGATTCAAGCTTTAATGAAAGAGGTAGAAGTAATTAAATTACCTTATGAAATAAGTAAGACAGGTAAGTTTGAAAGTTTATTAGAAAAGTTTTTAGAAGATCAAGGAGAAGCTGACAACATAGATGAGATAAGAATAGGTAAAGCTTTATTTGAAGAACGGGAGTATATAGAAAAAACAGATAGTGGTAAAGCAGATAAAGTTAAGAAGATGACAGCATATTTTAAAATGGATTCATTAGAAAAGTTTTTAGAAAAGAATAGATTTAAAGATTTTTCTACACAAGAAATGACAGCACATATAAGAGATAAGTTAGGTGGAGGAGATACAAGAAGAAAAGTTTTAAACAAAACAACTTACATGTGGTATGTGCCATGGCAGAAGAAAGTTGATACAGAACTAGACAGACCTAACATGGACGAGGAGACACCTTTTTAATGAGAAAGATAATATTTGGACCACCAGGTACAGGTAAGACTACTTATTTACTAAGAATAGTAGAAAAAGAAATAAGAGAAAATAAAGTTTCACCAAACAAAATTGGATATTTTGCTTTTACTAACCAAGCAGCAGACGAAGCTTTATCAAGAGCATTACAAAATTTTAATTATAATTCAAAAGATTTTATTTATTTCAGAACATTACATAGTTTAGCATTTCAACAATTACATTTACGAGAAGAAAACGTAATGGGCGATGATGATTACGATTACATATCTAAAAAATTAGGAATTAAGTTAAGTAATCCTAATGCTAAAGTAGAGAACTATGGTGTTAGTTTTCCAGACGATGTATTTACAAAAGTAATCGATGGCGCAAAAGTTAGAGGATTAACTACAAAACATTATTTTGGTTTTGCAGAAGTAGGACACTTAGAAGGTGGTTGGCAAAAATTAGAATATATAGATAAGTCAATAGAAGACTATAAAAAATCAAGAAACAAATATGATTTTACTGACATGATTATTGGTTTTAATAAAAAATTAAAAGATTACATACCACAGTTTGATGTTGTAATTATAGATGAAGCACAAGATTTAAGTTGGCTACAATGGAAGATGGTAGAAAGAATTGTTTCTAATGCAAAACGTGTTTACATTGCTGGTGATGACGATCAAGCTATCTTTAAGTTTTGTGGGGCAAGACCAGAATTTTTAATAAACATGGAAGGTGAAAGAGTTATTCTTGATAAGTCTTACAGACTGTCAAGACTCATACACCGAAAAGCAAACAACTTAATATGTAGAGTAAAAGATAGAGTGCCAAAAGAATGGATTGGTAGAGAAGATGACGGCGAGATAAAATTTTTTCCGGAGTTACAATCTAGTAAACTTAAACAAGGTGAGTGGCTTTTGTTAGCTAGGGATAAATATATTTTAGATAAATTAGAAATAGATTTAAAATCTGACGGTGTGTTTTATGCTAGGGGAGATAGAACATCATTAGATAAAAGAATACAAAGTGCTATCATCGCATGGGAAAGAGTTAGAAAAGGTAAACCTATAAGTTACAAAGAAGCAAAAAATCTTTACGTGTATATAAAAACAGGCACAGGTGTTGATAAAGAACACAAAGCAATGAAGGGTGCAGATAAAGAAAAAATGTATATTTTTGAAGAACTTAGCACGGACCACGGATTAAAAGTTGACAAAGAACTACAATGGATGAAGGCTTTAGAAAACATAAAGCCAGAAAAAAGAATTTACATTCAAAACATTCTTCGTAAAGGTGAAAAGATTACGAAAGAACCAAGAGTACGTTTATCTACGATACACGGAGCAAAAGGCGGAGAGGTTGACAATGTAATGTTATTCTCTGATTTAGGAAGAAAGGCTGATGAAGAATATTGGCGGCACAGAGATTCAGAACGTCGTGTTTTTTATGTTGGTATGACAAGAGCACGACATAGCTTAAACATTGTTCGATCACGATCGAACAGAGAATTTACGGAGGCATTTTAATGTTTACAATAGACACTGCGTTGAAACAAGTTCGCGTAACAGAAAAGCAAGTACGTAAAATACGTGCAGAGTTACCAAAACTCAACCGTGAGAAAGTTGATAGAGAGCTTAAATTATTGCTACTTGATTTACAACTCCTCACAAATGATTTACAAGCAATACAAAAGAAAGAGAGGGCCGATGAGAATAAGTAAAAATATTTTAGAAGAAACAATAAATATTGTTACCGGTCAACGGCAAGAAGACTACGGCGATAAAGTTACTAATCATCAAAACATTGCTAACCTATGGAGTTCATATCTTGATAAAGAAATATCAGCACACGATGTAGCCATTTGCATGTTATTAGTAAAAGTTGCAAGACTTAAAAACAAAAAAACAAATGATTGTTATATTGATATGGCTGGTTATGCCGCCATTGCAGGAGAAATAAATGACTCAGATTCCTCTATTCCAACCACCGAGTGAGTGGACACCACCAGAGAAGATACCAGATTTATCTGACGCTAAAGAAATAGCTATTGATTTAGAAACTTGCGATCCAAGTATTAAAACAAAAGGACCTGGGTGGACTAGAGGCGAGGGCTTTATCGCCGGTGTTGCTATTGCTGTTGAAGGTTGGAAAGGTTATTTTCCTATTAGACATGAGGGTGGTGGTAACTTTGATGAAAAAATAATTAAGAGACAAATACAACGGATCATGGACCTTCCATGTGATAAAGTATTTCATAACGCCGCTTATGATGTGGGTTGGCTACGTTGGTGGGGTGTAGAAGTAAAAGGTAAAATTATTGATACATTAGTTGCAGCACCACTTATAGATGAAAATAGATTTAAATATAACTTAAATGATCTTGGTAGAGACTATCTTAAAGAAACAAAGTCAGAAGCATTATTATATGAAGCAGCAAAGGAGTGGGGACTAGATGCTAAAAGTGAAATGTATAAATTACCACCAATGTATGTTGGTAGCTATGCAGAACAGGACGCGGATCTTACACTTAGATTGTGGCAACATTTTAAAGTAGAGTTAATAAAGCAAGAGTTATCAAGTATCTTTGACCTCGAAACACGGCTCTTTCCATGTTTGCTTGACATGAAAACAAAAGGTGTAGGTGTTGATTTACAAAAAGCAGAAAGAATAAAAAAAGATTTACGAAAAAAAGAAAACGCAGTTCTATTACAAATTAAAAAAGACACAGGAGTTGATGTAGATGTCTGGGCAGCCATGAGTGTTGCAAAGGCATTTGATAAATTAAAAATTAAGTACGATCGCACAGAGAGAACTAAACAACCAAAGTTTGATAAAAACTTTTTAAACACACACAAACACCCTTTAGCTAAAATGATTGTGCACGCTAGAGAGTTTAACAAAGCGCGTACAACTTTTATTGATACAATATTAAGACATTCGCACGACAACAGAATTCACGCCGATATTAATCAAATGCGTAGTGATGAAGGAGCGGGAACAGTTACAGGACGTTTCTCGTACAACAATCCTAACCTACAGCAAGTTCCAATGAGGAATAAGAATATCGGACCGATGATACGATCAATCTTCGTCCCAGACGAGGGTTGCAAGTGGGGGTCATTCGACTATAGCCAACAAGAGCCTCGTGTTCTTGTCCACTTCGCCGCGCTTACCGGTGGCGGTTTGAAAGGCGCCGACGAGGTCATTGAATCTTACCAAACAGAAGATCCAGACTTTCATCAAGCCGTTGCCGATATGGCGGGCATAGACAGAAGCACCGCTAAAACTATTAATCTTGGTATGATGTATGGCATGGGTAAGGGTAAACTTGCTAGCCAACTAGGATTAGATAAAACAGAAACAGAAGATCTGTTCGCCAGGTTTCATGCTAACGTGCCGTTTGTTAAACAGTTAATGGAACAAGCGACACGGCGCGCGGATCAAGTAGGTTACTGTAGAACTCTACTAGGCCGTAAGTGTCGTTTTGATTTATGGGAACCGCGAGCATTTGGTATTCACAAATCATTACCATTATGGGAAGCAGAAAAAGAATACGGTAGAGATTTAAAAAGGGCATGGACATACAAGGCTCTTAATAGATTAATACAAGGATCATCAGCAGACATGACAAAAAAAGCTATGGTAGATCTATACGAAGAGGGTATTGTATCTCACATACAAGTGCATGATGAATTAAATTGTTCTATTGAATCAATAGAAGACGGTAAAAAAATAAAAGAAATAATGGAAACCACGGTAGAATTAAAAGTTCCACTAAAGGTTGATATGGAAGTAGGGCCATCATGGGGAGAGATCCAAAAAAAGTTCTAGGTGATATAAACGAGTTTAAAGCTATAATTAAATTTTTAAACGAAGGATACATGGTATTTAAAAATGTATCTGGCACAGGGCCAATAGACCTTGTTTTAGTGCATCAAGAAACAGGTGAAATGAGAAAAATAGATGTAAAAACCATAACTTATAGAAAATCATGGGCACCCAACACAAAGATTGCTCGACAACGTAGCAAGGAACAAGTAAGGTTGGGGGTTGAATTTGAGTTTATGGACAGGGAAGATGACTAAAGTGTTTTTATTGGTGGTGAGTTTATGGGGTTTTAACGGATCAGATTGGGTTTACACCGGTAATCAGATGGTATTGCAAGATAAGTTTAATGAGTTAAAAGCTTGTGAAGATTTTGGCCGTAGTTTTATGAAGTTTGAAATGAATAAATACTTTACTTTTAAAGTACAATGCATAGAAGATTTAAGTAAAGAGACTTGACAATCCCATATTATTTTATTATATCCTATATTGTTATTTCATAAATAACTTTTCCTTTAGTTAGGGCGTAAAGCAAAGTTTACGCCCTTTTTTATTTGACTTTTTGCATAAAATCCCATATATGTGGGGCATGACAGATATAACTAAATATAAATCAGTGGCGATAAAAATAGATGCCTATCAAAAGGCTATGCCCATGGCAAATGAGAGATACATGACCATGGGTGCATTTATTCGTTACTTGATAGACAAAGAAGCAAAAGAAAATAACAAACAACCAATTGAAAACGGAAAGGACAATCATGTCGGAACAGAGTGAGAGAAACGTTAGATCAGCACTATATGTGGCTGTATTAAATAAACTTCAAGGACGGCTCTCGGAACTCGAAGCAAAAGAAATTTTACTAACAACAAATCCGACTTACATTACAAGTAAAGAACATGATCATGCGGAGCACGTACAAGAATTGTATGATATAATCATGCAGAAGACTGAGATAAAAGATGCTCTTAATGACGTTAAGACGACATACTTTAAATCAATGCCACAAGGGCATGTCCCAGATGACAAAAAAAATAGTTAGTGGAGTCGTTAAATATACAGAAAAAACTGACGACGGAGAAATAGTGGATCTATTAAAGGTACACTATACAGACGGCACTACAAAAGATTTCACGGTTGCAGAATGGAAGCACTCGTTCAATGAGGGGCGTAGGCTTTGGCAACTTCACGAGAAAAAATTTAAGGATTCTAATGGACAATAAAGAAATTAATTTTGATATTTATCAACCTTTCGGACCAAGCATACTAAAAACTAAACTACCACAGATATATGTGGACGCACTAAATGAACAATCAGATACAATATTAAATGATGAGAAACTGAGCAAGGAACATGATTGGAGTCATAACCTTGCTGGTAACGTGAAGAAAGAAATAGCCATAGACCACATGAAGATAAAAGGTTTTCCAGAGTTCCTCGCCGTTATGTCAGAGGAGTATTCGAAGCGTGTCCTCCCAGACCCCATACCAGCGGGCACCAAGATAGCGTTTCGAGTATGGACAGTTAGCCAATGGGCTGGAGATTTTAACCCGATGCATATACATGATTCGAACTTATCGGGAGTTTGTTTCCTTAAAATGCCTCCAGATTTTGATGACGAGTATGCAAAGGAGGATCATCATCCCACGGCTGGCTGTCTCGAGTTTATCGGCTCAATACCAAATCATTTTGCCCGTC